GCCACCTGTAGTGTTAAGAGAAGCAGCGCTACGGTGTGTCGCGAACATACTATAAGGAAGACGCTGAAAATAATGGCCCGCTTCAGGAAGCCAATGAGGACCATGTGGACCAGGTCGAATTGGAGGAAGATCACCTTCGTCGGGCTCAGGCTGAAGCGGCATACCGCCGCCGCTCTTCCTCTGACGATAAATAGAACCACTACGCCTCATATCAGAAGGGTCACCAGAAATCGAGACATCCCACTCGTTAGGATCATATGAGGCAGCTTTCTCACGGGCGCGACGCCAATAATCGTCGCGCTCCTTGAGCTCTTCCTTGTACCACTTAGGTACTCTGGGCTTAAAACGACGACCAGGAGCCTCTAAAAATTCATCCTTAAGACGTCCAGAAGCCGAGGAAGATTTAGGGGCTGTAAGCATCGAAGCAAGTTCGAGAGAAGCTACCGCACCAGCCCCAGCCAATGCAGAAAGCGATAGACCTGTTGAATTGGAAACCACCTCACCAGCGGACCAAAGAGGTCGCGCAGTGTGAGAGAAGGGTCGCTGAGCGTACGGACGCAGACGACGAAACAAGTCAAGACCTCGCGAGGACCTGTTGAGATCATACAGGTCCATAGGGTCATAAACAGAGCGAGCAACTGAATCAAGCCATGCCATTCCATTGAATAATCGACAGCAAAGGTATATGTGGAAAGAATTTAATGGAATATTTAATAATAATTTAATTATTTTCTATTAGATTCTTCCACCTAAGCATACCTTTTGTGTCCGATTGATTCACGTTAAGAATCCCAAATTGGGTGAAGATTGATATTATTATTATTATTAAAGGATGTACAGGCGAAGAGCTACAAGACGGCCTAGGATAGCTACCGGTAGACGACGCAGATTTCCGGGGACCAGGAGTCGCAAATATCGATCGGCACGTCCCACGTTGTTAACATACTATCCATCGCTACCTAGCCGTGGTGGTTTGTCTAAAACGGGGGTGCCAAACACTATGTCACTCCAGATGAAAACCATCGACACAGTCGCAGTCGCTCCGGGTGCACTTCACGATGAATGGTATCTCAAAATAAACAGCACATTTGATCCGACTGGAGATGTCGGTGCAACACAACCAGTTGGCAGAGACCAAATTGCCACGCTTTACAATAGCTACATAGTTGATTCCGGTATGGTAAAATTTACATACGCAAACAGCAACGCGGTGCCGTCGACAATAGCGGCATACATAAGCGGAACTGCAGCTGCAGTCGCCGCCGTTGGAAACAATTACATGGGTCAACCAGGCGCAAAATACAAAGCCATGGGACCCCTGACAGGAAACTGTACAGCAATCATCAAGCTTCCATTTAAATGCTCAAACGTACTAGGTCCATTGGATCGGAGTCAACACGGAGCAGCATCAGGAGCCGATCCCACTACAATGGTTTATCTACACTTTATCATTGAATCGACAGCAAACGTAACAGGAACGTTGACAATCGAAATTATACAAAACGTGACCTGGTATGATAAAGTCGCGAACATACACGCATAAAGCGACCAAAAAAATAACAGTATTCACAAGTTTTAATGATTTTTATTTTTTTTTATATTTTTCTATCCACCAATGTCCCAGACGATCGTTAACGGCAGATTCCGTCCGGCATCTGCGTCTTACCTGCGTCACCGCTTCGTTCGCCACGGCTCACTTCGCTATGGGTGGCACGCCACTCATTGACTTCGGACGACTATAGCCAAACTAAAATCTTTCTTGTACATCCAAGAAAAGCCGATCGTAAAAAACGTATTCATTTTTGAACGCGAAAAACCTTTTTCTCCTCTATTAAAAAAGGGGGGGTTCTTATAGGAACCAAAGATTGAGAACACGATTGCCCCCTAATCATGGTTAGCCGCAGTTTCTGCTGGACCTTGAACAATTACACCGAAGAAGAACTAAAGATCGTGAGTGCGTTTGAAAACAACAACACGCACCGTTACAGTGTGGTTGCAAAAGAGATTGGCGAGAGCGGAACACCACACCTGCAAGGATACACTGAGATGGCAAAGCCAATGAGAATGATAGGGTTCAAAAAAGCAATCGGGCTACAGAGAGCCCACGTAGAAACCAGGAAAGGAACGCGCGAAGAAGCCCGCGACTACTGTAGAGCGATGGGTGAATACGCATACAAGATGGCCACCGACCCGGCCCACACTTACCTTGAACTAGGCTCGTGGGATGCTGGGGGACAAGGAGCCCGGATCGGCGCACCAGCTAAATCCGGGAAAAGTAAAAAGGAGTCCACATTTGTGTCGCTTGTAGATGACATCAGAGATGGAATGAAATGGGAAGCTCTCCTCGAGAAATATCCTGCTCTTTGCGTCATACACCGAAAGAACATTCTAGACATAATCGAGTCGCAGAGCAGGCAAGAGCAGCTTTGTGAACTGGCCGAAGAATACGAAAAACAACCGCTTCGGCCTTGGCAAAAAGAGCTAGAGGAGCGAGCCGAAGCTATGGCTTCGATGGGTGATGACAGACACATACAATGGATATGTGACACAGAAGGAGGAACAGGAAAATCATGGTACATCAGATACAAACTGATGACCATGGGAATAGAGAAAGTCTTCACAGCAAACTGTTCAGCAATGAAAGACATCGCCTACGCGTACAAAGGACAACCGCTTGTGTACTTCGATTTACCAAGAACACAAGAAGAGAAATTCGCATACGGAACCGTAGAGGCACTTAAAGACGGAAAGATTTTCAGTTCGAAATACGAAAGCCAAATGAAAATCTTCAAACCGCCAACGGTGATAGTATTTGCGAATTTTATACCAGACAGGCGAATGCTTTCGAAAGACAGATGGATCGTTTGCACCGTGGAAAAGAATCAACTAAAAGAAGAACTAGGAGACCCAGCGGCCAACCCAGTTGAGCCGCTGGAACCAAAGTAAAACCGCCGGGGTAATACTGTTCCCGGCGGTTGACTTAGGTTCTAAAAATGTTACGAAGTTACGAAGTTACTAATAAAGGTTAGAGACAAAAAAAATATTTTTTTTTGTTTTTTTATCCGCCTATGGGGACATCTCATTAAGTTAATGGAAGAGGCGAATACCAAACAACATCCTGCTCAATTGTCCAAGTTGCAGATGGCAACAGAGTAGCGGCAGAACAATACAAAACCCACTGAAGCATGTAATAAAGAGGGTCTGCCGCATACTTAGAAGTACCATCATTGACACCGTCAAGACGATCATCGTGTGAAAGATCACCAAACAAACTCTCACAATCGGAATAATCCCACGTCCAACGAACATGACGATCGTTAGCGTGAGTAACAGCACCAATGTAAGTAACATTGGTGCGAGAATCCTCTTGAGCAGTAAAAGAAGAAAAAGCAGCAAGTGTTGCAGGATTGGCAATCAAATCAGTTGCTTTAGAAGGGCCTTGATGAACAAAAGCGGCCAAGAAAGGAACAGTATTAACCTGATTCTGCAACTGATTCATTTCGCAAATAACGCGAAAGCCAACGACATGATAATATTTATACATGTCGCCAAAGGTCTCACCTGCCACAGCCCAGTCGAAAGGATAAGCCGAAGGATAAGAAGGGGTATAAAGCGGCCGATAAAGAAGATTGGCGTTAACCTGAATGCCGGCATTCTGGGCTGGGCCAGCGCCGATATTAGTGCCACCTGTAGTGTTAAGAGAAGCAGCGCTACGGTGTGTCGCGAACATACTATAAGGAAGACGCTGAAAATAATGGCCCGCTTCAGGAAGCCAATGAGGACCATGTGGACCAGGTCGAATT